TGGTTGATGCTCTATCTACCAACCAATTACAGGCTGCGAGAGGCCGCAAATATGGTATGACAACCTTAATGCTTCCCAGAGATGTTTCTTGTGCTATTTGAAAAACGTCTTTATTCAGTTCATCTTTACATATTGTTTTTACAATATTCTCTACCGAGTTGGTATACGATTTACTAATTTTAGTTAATGAATTATGATAGAAGTGAGGTTCAACCAAAGAGATGATAAGTGCCTGCCGCCTTTCATTTTCTTTTTTAACTTGTTCAATACGATGCATTATGAACGTTTTCTTAATTACATTTTCTGTATTGTTAATATCATTACTTATTACAAAAGTAATTTTCTCGGTTCCTCTAAACTTTAATACATTAACTAAATCCAAATCATCAAGAATGGCAACCTTTCCAGTAATAAATGCTTTATCAACATCTTCATACAATTGTAATTCTATAATTCTATTTGTAAGGTCAAGAGTATCGTCTTTATCCAAAAATTTGGCTGAAGATAGGGATGCTTGAACAATACTATAAGGTTGTTGGCTCATAACTAATTTGCTATAATTCTATGAAATTCTGATACAACATTCTCAATCGAATCTGGTCTAATAATTTTTATTTGTTTAAGTGCGTCATTCTTTTGTACTAGATTTTCTAAAAATGTAACTTTGGGTTGATTTCTATATTTAAAAAATGGTGAACCTGCGCCATCAGAATCTACTAAATCATAAGAATCAATATCAACCCAAACTCCGTCACTATCTTCATAATGGTGTGTGCCATCATACTCTAGTGACTGACTTATAATTCTGAGATATTGATTAATTCCACTAGGATCAGCATATTCTAAATATGGAATTTTTGTTGTTCCGTCTGTTGCATCATAGTCTATGTCACTCAAATCATTGACGAATCCACCTGACTGTAGGGGTTCAACAATCATTTGACCTATGTCAATATTTCTTCTTTTAATTATTCCTTTTTCACCACTAGGTTGTGCGGTTACTTGTTGACCAACCAAAAAAGAAGAACCGATATTGTTACTATTTACGGCATCATTCAATACCTCGTTATCTAGTCCTCGATTTGTGGATTGAACTGCATAATCTGGATATTCTTTATAAACTTTTGCATATAGGTCTCCATTATCAAGTGGCCAACCACCTAATCTCAAATGATAATTTATAAGAAAAAAAGTCCAATGATATTGGGTTGATCCGTATAACTTATAAGAAATTGTATCTGGTCTATCTCCATCTAAAATATGATAATCTTGATAAAGGGTAACTTGATCTCTTATACTATCGAATAAATCAGCATACACTGAAATGTTCTTAAAAGTCACAGGACTTTCATCGTTACCAAACTTATATAATACTGATGGAAAGTTTTTAAAATATTTCATATTATTATCCTAAACTCGCATTTACTTCAGATACCGTCAATCCCTGAGATAAAGCACGAGCTCGCCTCAGGCCTAAACTCGCATTTACTTCTGAAACGTTATTACGAGTACGAGCATTATATTGACCATTCTCTTTTGCCAGCATTTCTCCAAAATCTGCTTTACTGAGAGGTTGAGACTCACTAAAGGTAAGTGTTAATTTGGTTTCAGGAAAACTTCCATCGTGATGCATTGACATACTTGTAGAATTTAATGTTGTTTGAACATTTTGTAAGTAACAATCTTTAAAATCTATTTCAGGAATATCATTACCATCATAGAGTGCTTTAATTCTAAAGAAATTTGGAAATCTATATGCCAACGGAAGTGTGCCTTCGCCGCCTGTAGTAATAATTTCTGGATAAAGATTATATCTAAACCATTGTATAATACCCCTAACGTCAGATGCCTCTCTTTGACTTACCGGTATAAAGTCAAAGTCAAACGTAAAACTACGCACTCCAACATTTTGAAATAACATTCTAGTATTTGGATTAGGAGTAATTCGAGTTGCACCTTTCAACGCACCTCCGATACCTTGTCCAAGCATACCGCCCATCATTGCCATACCAATCATACCACTATTACTTGCTCCATCCGTGCTGGTATTACCACTAACGCCGTCAATGATTGACTTTATTCCGCCACCAATACCAGCGGCCGCGGCACCTAAAGCACTAGCAACATTTCCTGATTTAAGAGCGGCTTCAGCACCGGCACCAACAACACCCAAATCAGTGGGATTATAACTGGCCTGATCTGGCATAAGAATTGATTGAGGAAGATATAATAAAACTTGTTCTAGATCATAATTACCAAGGTCTTCTGATTTTTCTGTAAGTTCACTCTCAGGAATCGTAGCGCCATATTCTGCGGCAGTTGCGGCAATATCAAAATTATTAGCAATAAGTCTATTAATAAGTGAATCTTCTTGATCTCCACTTTCCGCAGAACTATTCTCGATGGCATTTTTTATTTTTGCAATTAATGGTGCGATTGCATCACCCAACGACTCCAGAGTAACTGGTTCTGGCCGTACAGTTGTAAATAATAGCTGCCCTTTATAATCCTCTTGATTATTAGGATACGTATATATTGGACCACTACTAATTGATTGTTGTACGGGCATTATTTTTCCTACTAAATATCTTTGTAATAGTTTTATTTATATGAAAAAACGATGGCTTATTCGGGAAAATACAAAGTAAAAAATATCGCCAAGTATAAGGGTGACTATACCAATGTGATCTTTAGGTCTAATTGGGAAAAAGTCTGCTTTAAATGGTGCGATCAAAACGATTCTATTCTAGAATGGTCTTCTGAAGAGACTATTATACCATATTTCTATGAGGTTGACAAGAGAGTTCATAGATATTTTATGGATTTAAGATTTAAAACAAAAGATGGTAAAACATATCTTGTTGAGATTAAACCACACAAACAAACTCTTGTTCCAAAAAACCCAAACAAGTCTAAACGATACATTACAGAATCTTTAACTTACATTAAGAATCGATGTAAATGGAAAGCCGCTGAGAGTTATTCAAAAGACCGTGGTTGGCATTTTGAAATATGGACCGAACATACTCTTCAAAAGATGGGACTATTACCTAAACTTAAACCATTGGGTAAATTGAAACCATTGGCGCCATTTCGTAAAAAAAGTATAAATAGACGTAATGGCTAGTTTATTTCAAAAAGTAGAAAAAGAAGCATTTAAGAAGGGAATTACTTTAAAAAGTAAAGAATCTCGTAAATGGTTTGCGAAACATTTGAGTAAAATGGGTCGTGTTAATCGTACACAACTTTTAAAAGATGAAAGAATAGTAAAACGAGTATCACGAATCAAAAACTCATTAGAAGTTGTTGGTCAAATGTATATGTATAAATATGACCCAAAATATAAAAAAGAACTACCATATTATGATAGATTTCCATTAGTTGTTATTATTGAAGGAACTAATAATGGGTTTTACGGACTGAATTTGCATTATTTACCTATTCTTTTAAGAGCAAAACTTTTAGACGGACTTATGGAAATAACAACTAATGACAAATTTGATGAAACAACTAAATTCCGAACACGTTATAAATTCTTAAATAGGAATGCGAAAGTTAAAAGATACTTTGAACCATGTGTTAAGAGATATCTATTCAGTCAGATACAGGGAAAAATGTCATTAGTACACCCAAACGATTGGGAAATAGCAACCTTTCTACCCACACAACAATTCAGAAAAACAGGAGAAGGCCGAGTTTGGGCAGACTCGAGGCAAAAACTAAATGGCTAATAACATAGAAGAATTAAAAGGTAAAATTTCAGCTAGCGGCGGTATTGCTAATGCATATTTTTATAAAGTATTTTTACCAGAAAGTATTGGAACAATTTCTAAATATGACTTGAACTTATTGTGTACTGGAACTTCAATGCCCGGAAGAACATTAACAACCCAAGTGAGACAGATGGGAATGACGAGAAAGAATGTTGTTACTGGATATTCTGTAGAAGATATTACTTTTAACTTCATTGTTACGAATGATTCTGGAGTAAGAAAGTATTTTGATATATGGCAAGAAATTATAGTTGGCAACAGCAACGGTCATGAAGCCGCATATTATGACGAATATACTAGAGACATTGAGATACATCAACTCAAAAGGGCCCGTGCAATTTTAGGTAGGGCACCAAATGTTGAGAGAAATACTTCTAATGCACCGTCAAGTCCACCTGAAATGACAACAACCCATCATATAAAGTTAATCGATGCATATCCAATTAGTGTTGCACCTATTGCGTATGGCAACGCACAAGGTCTAACTGAGGCTATTCAATTAGATGTGACATTCACATTCAAAGATTGGACTTCAATACCCGTTAAGTCTGAAGTTGCTTTACCTTTAATTTATGATAACATTAATCCACATGACAACAGCGGCGTTGTTTAAAAACAAACCATATATTATTAACTAGGAGATTATTATGGCATTACCAAAACTAAATGAATCAGCAAAATATGAATTGACTGTTCCTTCAACACAAGAAATTATACATTTCAGACCGTATCTTGTGAAAGAGGAAAAGATATTAATGCATGCCTTAGAAACTGGCACTACATCAGACCAGGTAAATGCTGTATTAAACACAGTTAGAGTCTGTATTGATGAAGATATAGACCTTGAAAATCTGCCATCATTTGATCTCGATTACTTATTCTTAAAATTAAGAGCAAAGTCTGTAGGCGAAATTTCAAAAATTAATTTCAAGTGCAACAACAATGAATGTCTAAAACAGAACGGACCAATAGATGTTAACCTTCAAGATATAGAGGTACAAAATCTCGATAGAAAATCAAAGATGATCGAACTGTCGGAAGATGTATCGATTGAATTGGGTACACCAACATACAACGACCTTAAAAAGTTAGATTTAAAAGATGGTGATAATATAGAAACAACCGAGAATATCTTTAAGATGATATCCGCATGTATTAAATCTATAATTACTCCTGACGAAAAGATACTATCCAAAGATTGTAGCGAAAAAGAATTAAATGACTTTGTTGAATCTATGTCTTCTTCTCAGTTTACGAAAATCTCATCATATGTTGATAATCTACCAGAATTGAGTACAACGATTAAGTTCACTTGTGTTTCTTGTAATAAAGAAAACGAACAAGTCATACGAGGCCTTCAGAATTTTTTCGCCTAGCCCTTTCACATGATAATTTAATTAATTACTATAAAACCAACTTTTCACTAGTTCATCATCATAAATATAGTTTAACAGAGTTGGAAAATATGTTACCATGGGAAAGGGAGATTTATATAAGTCTTCTAGTTGATTTCTTAAAAGAAGAAAAAGAACGCATTGACGCTGAAAATAAAAAACGAAAAAGGTAAAACAGAGTGGCAGAGAATACAAAACTGAGTGATGTAGTTGAAAGGTTAGTTGCTGAAGGGCAACTCACTCGGAACACTGGTACTAATTCAATTAGGACCATTATCGATTCGGGTAAAGAAAATACTCAAATGATAATAGGTGTACTTAACGCCACTCAACATGCTCGCCGTGAAGAACAGGAAAAAGATGAGAATAAAAAGGATAGAGAAGAGATTCAAAAGGACCAAGACGGGGCGCCTGAAGCTAAGGGCGATGGTGTTACAAGAAAGTTTAAAGCAATAACTTCAGGACTCATCGGTGGTCTCAAAGGAATGAAAAATGCTGTTATGGGATTCAACGAGTCCGTTGGGAAAGCAATAAGTGGTATTACAGGATTCGCAAAAAATACTGCTGGTGTCGCTGTTGGAGGACTTGCACTAGCAATGGTAGCAGGACCATTAGGCGGTTTAGGCATGATGGGTGCCGGTATAGCAAGTGGTAATATGCAGATGGTACTTGTTGGTGCGATCTCATTACTTATGCCTTTAATTTTAGATTTAGTAAGTAGGTTTGAGGAAATCAAAGAAAAGGGTTTCTGGACTGTATTCAAAGAATCATTTTATGAGAAATTTGTTGAAGTATTGACCAAGGCTTTGATTTCAATACCCGGTTTATTTTTAGACATTTTTACGAGTCTTGCTAAGAGTTTTGCACAAATATTTCAAAATGCACTTGAAGGCCTTCCTTGGGTCGGGAAATATTTCAAGGGTGAAGAAGTAACAGATGCAGAAGGAAATCCTACAGGAGAGTCAGCACCTGGTATAGTAGCAACTAGCGCTGGCCTGGCAACAGGTCTTGTTGCGACCGCCGCTATAGCGAACAAAGTCTTACCAGGAAAACTTGGCTCTAAAGTAATGAGTGCAGGGCGCACGGGTGTGAACGCACTAGGCACCGGCATGAATAAGGCTATGGGACCTGTTGTTACTCCAGATGCTAAAGGTCGCATCTTTGTGCCACCACCTGCGGGCAAGCCTGGCGCGGGGCGGATGCGGACGGTAACAAAATTCCCAAGACTTCTAACTTTTGCCACAAAGATGCGACCGCTAATGAGAGTTGTACCAGGATTAGGCGCTCTTCTGGGCACGATAGAAATAATGAGGGCAACTGGAAACCCAGATAAAAGAGAATTAGGTAAAGCAATTGGTGGTCTGCTCGGTGGAGTAGGTGGACCAATCTTGGGTGCCGCTATGGGTACTATGATCGGTGGTCCAATTGGAACGTTAGTGGGTGGTCTTGCCGGTGGTATTGGCGGTTACTTTGCGGGTGGTGCTATAGGACATAAGGCCGCAGAATGGATGCTAGGTGATGATCCAAACATAGATGACCTTTCGCCAGATATCAGTAGCATTGCGTCAGTTGGTGCAGTTGGTGCTGGTGCAGATGGCACAGTTGGTGCAGGTGTACCCACAGTCGCAAACATAGGTCCTAGTGGTGAATCTCGTGGTGCCGGCATGGTAGCACAAAATAATGAGAATATGGCTGGAATTAGTAGTCAAAACATAACTAATGTTACTAATAATGTCGATAATTCCGTAACGAATGGTGCTGTAAACAACAACACTTCTAATATGAATCAAACGAACGGTAGTGTTGGTAATCTTGCATTTGAGGGGGTTTACGCATGATAACAATAAAGAGTATTACATCTTTCATAAACTGCATGACCTTCGCCTGGATAGCATATTATCTTATCTGTCAAATGATAGTACTCTAGAATGATGCGACCATTTTAGGTTCAAGTCCGCGGCTGGTCGCCCACCTTATTCAGATTACTCTTCGTTTGCTAGTTTAGCAAAATAACTCAAAGTATCATCATCACTATCGTCTACATTGTTAGCAGACGGATGAGCGGCAGGGGATGCCGTTTCATCAAGTGCAACATATTCCTTGATTGTGCGTGATACACTTTCTCCAAGAACATTTGCAAGTTTGGTTCGCATCTCATCATAAGTGAGATAGTTTTTTGGATCGATCCACTCACCAAGATTGTGTAACTGCTCATAGACAGTCTTCTGTTTTGCTTCATCGTCAGCATAGATGGGTGAAACAGATTTGAACTCTGACTTATCATAGTTACGATACCCTTCAACATTTCGAATCTTCAATTGAAAGTCTGCACCAGATTCCCAAGAATATGGGTTGACAGGTTTCTCATCAGGAAACTGAGGTTGCATAAGGTCGACAATCTTCTCATGGATTTTCTTGCCAAACTGATACAAGAACACTTTGCCTTCGTTCTGTGGTGAAGATGGGTCCGAGACAACAAGAATGTTAGACACATAGTGCAACCTTCTCTTACGTTCTCTTGCCGTTTGCTTATCGGCTTCTGCACCACTGTTCCACAACTTACTGTTCATTTCTGATACAGGACATTGCTGGCCTAGTGAAGTTAGAGATTTCTCGATAAACCACTGCCCGGTTGGACCTTTGAAACCATGGTCCCAATATCGTACCCATGGACCATTTTCTTCATCATTTTGCGTAGGCAAAAACCTGATTACTGCATAACCATTACCAGCTTTATCTACAGTAGGTTTCCAGATCCGCTCATCATTATAGTTTTTCTTTTCTACCTTACCTGTTTCTTCAGATACCGTATTGAGCAACTTACTCAACTGGTCTCCATCTTTCTTCTTAAAATTTTCAAACGACATAATTTATTTCCTCTTATATTATATTTTACTGAATTATCCACTTTATTCATAATGTAAACACTAGTATAACACCAAAAACGACAAAAGTAAAGAGATTATCCCTTTTTATTTTGACCATCTTGCATTGGTGCTACTTTTTCACGCGGCTTGAGATAAATCCAAGCAACGAGAACTTCTCTTGTTCCCTTCTCTATAGGTGTGACTTGATGGAACAATCTTGCATCAAAAATCACAGTTTCATTAACTTCCAAAACAATTTCGTCTGGTTCTTCTTTAGGATCTCTCCAAATTAACAAGTTACCGCCCTCGATATCATCACTCTTATCGATAAGAGTAATTGTCGTAAAATGTCGGTTTGAAAATGGGTCATTATTATTATGACCTAGCCAATCCCTATGTAATACGAAGTGCCCACCAGATTTATAGCACAAATAATTAAATTCTCGCACTTCATAGTACCATGCAATTGAACTATCATGCGATTCTATAAAATCACACAATTCTTGACAAATATCGGGATAGTACAAGTGGGAGATTTTTAATATGTCACATACTCTAACGTCAGTGTCATAAACTCCTTTACCATTGTGGTCAAGCATTGAAGGTAGTATATCAACGCCAGACTTACTATGATATCGCAAGTCATCTAGTGATTCAGGATTAATGATAGCACTTTGCGTATATAAATTCATATCAAAAGTAACCTATAGCGAATAAAGTTTATTTCTTTTATATTTTAGAAGATGTAAATCTTCTGCTTCAGTTTCCAACTTCTTCTTTATTGGAAACGAAATGTATTTCTGTGCATCTCTAACATCAATGTTGTTCTCTTCACAAAGTTCAAGTATCGCATCTAGATAAGAACTTCTTGCTGGCAAAGTGCCACCTGCCGCCTTCAATACTTTACTCTCGATTAATTTAGAGAAATCCTTTTTGTTTAAAAAAGAAGGAGTGGATTTTTCATCGGGTTCTGTCATTATGTAGTCCTTAGTAATATTGTGTCTGTATTTATTCTTCCATTAGGAATCGATTTCTTAGTCGTTAACGCATCGATTGATTTATGTATTGTCTTATCTGCCCTACCCAGTACTATGGGTAAAATATCTTCTGGTTTTCTAAGTTTTAGTGTATAACTCTCTTGAGCATCAAAACGTTGTATGGTTGTACCCTTAATACTAAACCCTTCGGTTGAATCGGATTGATAATACGTGAATACTCTCGTTTTTGTATTAAAACAATACAACCTAATTGAACCAACTATAAGAATAGGATTAAGTGAATCTAATTTATACTCTTTATCGTGTGTCTTAAACTTCATACTCTTAACTTGTTTATCGGCCGCTCGAGGTTTACGTTTTTTTGCGGCACGTTTAATAGTAGTCGTGTTTTTTATTCTATCTAAGTCCTTCAACATCGATTCGAAGACTTCCATTCTTCTTTTAAGTTCTTTTTTAGGTAAATATGAATATGCTTCTACTGCTTGTTCACAAGATCCAGTGTAGGCATCGGAATATTGGTCATATTCACATTGTACAAAGTTTTTCACTTGAGATACTGCGGCACCTGGCAGTTCAAACTTACCAAAGAGTTCATAAACACTTCTATCAGTCTTTTCACCATCTAACCACTCATCAATCATCACATCAAGTTCAGTGAGAAGGGTATCGTTGACTTTATTTGCCAATCTTTTCATTGGACTGATTACAACAACTTCATTTTTAGGAGTTTCTTCTTTTTTCTCTAATACAATCTTGCTTCCCTCTTCTTTGAGTGCTTCAATAAGATTATTATAATGGGCATCTGTGTGTTTTACCACATCGTTCATTTCTAGACCAAGATTCTTCCAATGACACAATGCGCCAAATCTAGAATATAGACCGTACTTCCAGTTTGGTAATACAAGAATGGACTTCGCATCTTCTTGTGTGAGATTTTTCTTTATCCATTTCGATACAATATCCGTATAGTGATTTATGTCCATTTCATTATGAAAATAAGCGGCCATTCGGTCAAAATCAGCAAGTTCACTAGGACCAACTCCTTGAATACCCGTCTTTGCTCTAGCCCGTACTTTCTTCTTTTTTTGTTTATGTCCTTTCAGTAAACTCATTTCATAAACTTCCTATGCATGTCAATTTTTAGATGGTTTTCCCAATATAACTTATAGAGAAATTCTTCGTACATAAATGCTTGATGTTCCCATGGTTGCTTATGATAGGGTTCATGTATATACGATTTTTTCACTCCCTTATGCTTGAACCAAAATCCATCATCAGACATTTCATTTTTAAGGAATTGTTTAGCATGGACCACTTCATGTGCAAGAGTTCTCATCAAATAAGACAGAGTAACTTTTTTCCAAGTTACCTCTCCTGTTTCTTTATTCTTAAAACGTTTCTGCCTCGATACTTCTATCTGTACAGATTCCTTATCGCCTATACAATACCCAACTGCATCGTGTAATCTAGGAGTTAACTTTAAATCCATGTATATATCTCTAACTGGTTCCTTCCTATAAAAATGCATAAGACAATTGTAAGCATACTTTTCCACCTTTTCAGTTTTAGGCCAACGTCCTTCAGTGGATATTAGTATCATTAGTTTTTATTCCTATTTTACAACTATCACTTATTATATATTCTAACATAATTCTTAACAAAGGTCAATGATTTAATAAATAGTATAAGGAGATATATTAACATGACAGATGACATTTTCGATTTTGGATTTACCGTTGTTTCTGAAGAGGAACTAGAAGCGGTACAAAAGGCAAATGAGGCGGTAAAAAGTGTAACCTCATCGGTTACAGATGCCCAAATAAAGTTGGATAAACTATTCAATGCCGTACAACCTCTGCTAACCAACCTAAAGAAAAACCCAGAAAAGGATTATATTTACTGGCCAAATCGATTAGATAAAGTCGAGTCCTTCGAAGACCATATTCAAGATATCTATAAGTCATAGTTATATACTCTTGGCAAGATAGTATAGTCCAATGTTTGCCACGCCATAACCAAAATATACTATAGTCATTGCTTCACTACCTTTAATAAAAAAGTCTATTGCACAACCGAAGTAAATGAATCCTGTTAAAATTATTAAATTAGCGCCCATTGTTAGCAACCCAAGTTCGAATGTAATGTAATACATCGTATTCACACTTCATTGGTTTTTCACAAACGGTCTCTTGTGCTTCTCCAGGAACATCTTTCTCAAATACAAATGGGCGGGTAAATGCCTTAGCGACATTTAATATACTCACACTCTTTGAATTACCTAGATGAAATTCATCTGGAGTAAAAGGACAGGACAGTAATTCCATCATTCCATCAACAACATCATACACATGGGTAAAGGCACGTGACTTAGATCCGTCGCCAAAGATGACCATTGATTCATTTGCTTGTATCTTTTGTTTGAACCTACGAATAACTGTACTATATGGTCCGTAATTTGCTTCACCAGGACCAAATACGTTATAGTAATACATCATACATGTATCAAGTTTGAATTTACTCTTAAACATTATGAGTATGTCTTCACACATTTTCTTTGAAAGTGTATATGGATTATTCGATTCTACATATTTGGTAGAAGAGGATGTCGAGAAAAACAATGGGCAATCTAATACCTTTGCAATCTCAATTACATTGAGGGTTGTTCCTATATTATTTTTGAGAGTATCAATGGGAAACTCAAGTGACCGTCTAACTCTCGGGCTATTCGCCAAATGAAAGATTGCTCTTACTGGAAACTTCCTAGGGATACTTACTGGTTCGATTGTGGCAACGTCTGCATTAATATACTCAACGTTATCGTGTTCTATTTTATAATTACCAACTCGTTCATCATCTATGACTCTAACAAAGAATCCTTCTTTAAGTAGTCGTTCTACTAAATGACTGCCAATAAATCCTTCACCACCTGTGACAATAATCTCTTTCATATTCCCGCCTTCTTAAAAATTAAATCGTCTGGTGCTTCTGGGTTTTTAGAAATAAACGTCCAACCCAAACTCTTCATAAGTTTTTTTACTTTTCTTACGGTGACCAAGTCAATAGATTCAATGTAAGCAACTCCTCTAGACCTTTCTAGTAACTTACTTGCACCTTCAATTACCTGCAACTCATGGCCTTCAACATCTATTTTAATGGCACCAGCAGTTGCAAAAGGCATGATATAATCTAATGGTAGAACATGAGCAACCTTATGTAAAGGTTGTTCCACTCTTTGACAACTTGCTTTCTGTATTTTAGTATCGACAATACAATTTGCACTACCTACTTTTGTATATTCGAAGATTTGGGCACTGGTTACTTGATTACTCAATCCAATATTAAAAGATGCCACATTATTATATTTTTCTGTATTGTGGGCAAGGCATTCATAGTTATCCTTGGACATCTCAAAACATACTATTCTTTTAAAATCTTTAACCAAAGGTATAGTCGTTAATCCAACAAATGCTCCTATATCTATATACAGTCCGCGATGCCGACTTTGCTTAATAACATCACATGCTTGTATACAACCTTTTACCGCTCGTGCAAAACGGTCTTCAGGTGTAAGTCCACCATCCCGCACGTTATCATGGTCAACCATCGAGTTGTGGTTGGGTAGAAAAATATTATCTCTTTTAAAAATATCGATACCTCAAAACGGTTTTGGCCAAAGAGCCTTAGTATCAATTAATTCATCATATTCATCCTCACTAGTGAGTGGAGATGATATAGAAGATTCGTCATCATTAGGAAGTGTTGCGTAACCCGCAATGTCGTCCCAACTGTCAATATTAAATTGATTACCATTAACAATGCGTGATAGTTTATTAGCAATCATATCCAATTTCTCTTTTACTTGTGGTGTACACTCGTCATAATTTGCACCAAATTTAAAAGATTCCTTTATTGACTGTGCAACTTCGGCTTGTGATGACCATTCACCATATTCTCCGCCACGTTCTTTATGTAGTCTATCTGTATCACTCATACTATTCTCCTTTGCTATTTACCGTGGTACATACTTGTACCATCGCCTCTTAATGAACGGGTGTCCACTTTACCTTCTAATTTCATATTAATAATAGGATATAAAAATCTATCTTTACCTTTCGAATCAGTTTTAAAGACCCTAGGATTACTGATATTATGTTTTAGAAAAGCTAACAATTGACTTGAAGGAATTGAGTAAACATTTCCTTCCCAACGGTTCATATTTCTTAAATCTTTGCGAAGTCCACTATCATTAGTACATACAAACCATACCTCATCAACCTTGGACAATTTCTTGACTTGAGCATTAGTGTAAGGATATGCCAAACGACCATTTAGAATTTCAGGAGTTTGACATTTAACTTCAACTTTAAGAACATGTTTAGTGGTGGGATTCGTAGCCACAATGTCTGCTTCACTGGCATACTTGTCTTCGGGATATTCAACAAGGTATCCTCGTTTACTGAATATGTTGCTAACCAATAACTCACCTTGTTTGCCCTTTTCTGCTTTTTTACTCATAGTCCAAATGCCTTGCGGCCGGCTGTTAAGTAGTCTTGCTCTTGCATAGTTTTAATTGGGTGACAACACTTGCACAGTGTTTGAATGTTCTCAGGTCTGTTGTCACTTGGATTGCCATTGATGTGATCAGCGTCTAGTTGCCATTCAGGATTAACAATAGTTGATGTGCAAGTAAATCCTAAACGAGCATCTGTGTTCTCACAGTAGTCTTTGCGGAACTGCTTGTAGTCCCAACCGTTGAGTCCGTATGCAATTGAGTGATGTTTGGCACACTTGGCTCTGCGTACAGGTGATCCGTCTTTGCGATATCTGCCCAGGTGCTGACCTGGTTTGTTACATCCTTCAACTGCACACTTGCGGTCGTTTATTGCTACTATGTTAGTCATTTGTTTGCCCCTTTCTGTTTTTTATTCATAGTCTAATCCTATTTCCTTATTAATATTAATTGGCCTACCCTGCAAGATTCGAACTTGCGACACACAGCTTAGAAGGCTGTTGTTCTATCCACTGAACTAAGGGCAGTCGGTGCGCTTTCAAAGTCATATTTAAACCAGTCTGGCACTAATCGTTTAGTCCACACCATAGGCATATAGTCTAGTTTGGTATGGTAATAAGAGCGGTAGGACTCAACTGGACAGTCGGTAATACATTGAGACTGCTGTTTCATAGCAAGAGCGAAAGGTGTCAGTCCAAGACGTTCTATGCGTCTTGGTGGTGTCTTTAAAACCGTTCGCAACTTAGTATCTGTGCTATGAGTCTTGTCATAACGGTAAGTGTATTCGTCACATAAGGCAGAAAAGTGTTTCCAATGCCAGTTATAATTATCTTCTGATTCCATTGTCCACTTTGTGCATGGGTGACCATGGTGAACGGCCTTATACAAAGTCAACTCAAGGAGACTATCTGCCATACTATAATACTTGACCATACGTTTACCAGACTTGGAAGGCCGCATATCTAATGTACCATCTAGTACCCGATGGGTAGTGGATAACATCTGTGCCGACTCGACAATCATTTTCACCACATGACGATTAACTTGTGATTGAGCCGCAATGACTGGATCTTGATCTAGTATAAAAATATTCATAATATGTATTATCGCATAATATTGGGTTGTTGTCAAGACAAAATTGTAATACGTAAAACACCACTTATCATAATAAACATGATTGACACATTCATAATAATCAATGCCCGGTCTTTCCATGCAATCGATACGAATAACCAACATGCCGTTCCTACAATAGTACAAACCAAGTCAATCATATGAAAGAAAGGACTGTACCCTGCCGAGCGGACTGTGATTGCTACCATCACGAAGATGGTAGCAATCCACTTGATTACCCAAACAGCATCGTTACTAGGCTGCTTCAGCATATTTCACCGCGGTATCTAGTGCCCTTGATTTAAGTTTAGCATTACTACCAAACCAGGCAGAGTCTAACCGAGCAGTTTGTGAACGACCTACAAGATGGTCAGTCATAAACGTTACGGCATTGAACGGTTGCCACCAAGTGCCCTGTGCAAACTCTGCACCAGGTTGTGTATCGAGAATTTCTTCACAGATTTGTGAATTGCGTGAACGTTCTCTCTTAGGGTTATTACCGCCAATTGGAAATACGTTATCAAGATACTCCCTAACATCGGCAGGTTTTGCTTTTTTAGAACCGAGAAACTGTGCAATCTCTTTATAAGACTGTAGTTTATCAGAATTAATACCCATAAGCATTTGAACCTGTTCGATATCAAACTCACACCTATGAGACAATGCTAGTGCCCTCTTGGTTTTTTCACCAAGTGCAAGAGTGAGTGTATTGTTACATACCACTCGGGTATCTACAAATCGGATATCAACACTCTTACCATACTGATGCGAATTACAGAACAAAAGATAACTCTCGACAACATCACCACCGAAGAGGTCGAATGCCTCTGTGGTCTTTGCAAGTGCCCAAACTTTCTTACCATCGTAGAGACTACCAGCGGTGTTCATTGTCATTTCACCTGCATTTACGAAATCATTAAAGAAATCAAATGCGGTTTCATTCTGAACAGGATGCCAGTCAGTACCCACGATATCCAATATTGAATTATCAGAAGTTCGAACAAGTGCTTGTTTGCCAGGAATTATCTGACCCTTATGTTGAGGAGTGTCTTGTGTAAAGACTGCTTGTTTCTCCACTTTCCAATTCAGGTTAGCGGCCTCTAGTATTTCTTGAGGTGAACAACCCTCTTCTAATTCAGTGCCTAGACCATGCCAGGGTGTTTGCCCAACATAAGCCATATTTGCTACACCATCAATCACTTCTATCATATGTGCCATTTGCTTCTCCTTTTATTAATAATCAGTTTTATTGCCAAATTTAGTTTGGCTATTTTGTGCTAGACGTTTCTTATACTTTCGTGTAGCGGTATCTTTTTCACGTTTTCTCTTAGCAGAAGGTTTCTCATATTCTGCCCGGTCTTTAATCTCTTGCATAATACCACTACGGTCAACTGCCTTTTTAAACCTACGGAGCAACTTATCAAAGTTCTCTTTTTCACGCAATCTAACGGTTGTCATTTACCAACTCTCCATCTTCCAATTGAATTTTTAACTCTTTAATATCTAACTCAAGATTGATTATTTTCAAGTTTACACTTTTAATCAAATCAGTCATACTCTCTAATCGATACATAAGGTCATCATTATTCCAAAGTTCACCTTTCTCTTTTTCAAAAAGTACTATTTTTTCTATTTTTTCACTACTAAACATATTTTCTCCTACTGTTATTATATAGTAACACAATTCATTCTTAAAGTAAAGAAGTTTTTATAACTTTCTTAGATACTTTGGGCGAATGCCAAATCGTGGATATATATCCCTGCCTCGTAATCATTCTCTAGGTTTTCTAATTGCTCGTCTGTTAACGGAACACCGTTAAGTGTTGCAGAACTAACAAATGCATCACAGAATCTAGGACAGTCTTCCATGTATATTCCGTCAATTCTGATGTTTTCTAGTTGTGATAATTGTATTGTTGTCATATTTTTTCTCTTATTTAATTGTTTCTATACGTATAGTATACAGTGGTTTGTTCTTAAAGTCAAGCGTTATCGTACTTTATATTCTCAATGATATCAATGACTTACAAATTAAGTATCAACGAAGCAAAATAAACCAAGGTTACCAGACAAAATATATGAATACATACGAATAAAATCGTAGGTAATGTTTCTATACATTTAATGACCAAGGACATGATACACAAAATCATTATAGCCAGAACGACCATTGAGAATATAGTCATCTTAAATCGACCTTAGAAGTTTACCAATGGTCGACCGACCCTTATCATCAATCAGGTCGTAAGTACCCTTTTCGGCCCACTGTCTAAATGCACTACATTCTGTCAGATTAGCGGTACATGCTTTAACCATGGCACAATCTCCACAAGGTATGCTCATTTCATTAGTAGGTCCTGGATGAAATTCGTTGGTCGCATAGACACCCATGCTTTCATCTCGGGTACCTCGGCCGTTGTATGCTTCACTATCGTACCATATTGTATTACTATTCATTATACGTCTCCTTCTTTAATAAAGATGCCATCACGCATCGTACCCTTTCGGTCTTTAATATCAGACCATGCTCGATCTAAACAATCGAAAATGGTGATGTTATTTCTTTCAGCGATATTAATCAGAACAACTATCATATCACCAATATCATCGGCAATATCCTTTCCCTTACAAACACTATCACTCAGTTCACCTAGTTCCTGAACCAACTTCAACACCTGGTCCTTATCAGTACTACCTTCGATAAGGTTTCTAGCATGGTGCCAGTTACGTATATTATCAATTACATTCATGTTATTACACTCCGTTCTTTCTATGTTCATATTCATTTTGACAGTCAACTTGACCACACACACATATTCCTAAATCAAATTCCCACGTCGGATCTATTGTCTTCATGGGTAGGTCGATGGCATAGTTAAGTAAATCCACAAGGTCACCCGGTGTCATATGACCTTGAACATCACCACTATTATATTCATGAAAATTCTTATTACAATCCATGATGGCAGTCTCAGCCGTCCAAGAGGTTGATTTATCGTCAATACCCATGTTAGCACAATAGTCATTAGGTCCAAACTGAACCGAAACCGTATACCCGTTCTCAAGGGTAATTTGAAATCCTTTTTTTCTAAATTCTTTATTCTCGGTAATACTAAACATTATTCTTTCCTCGTTTAGTTGATGTTCTTCGGGTTCGCATTACCCGTGCCAATGGATTAACCTTACTCTCAGCCAGATACAATACAGCATAGACTCGTGTATACGAAACCAGAGTAAATATAACACTTGTACATGTTGCTATGGCCCAGGTACTCGATAATCTCATAACGTCTAGAAGAAACCAT